AGGCAGGGAAGCCCTTCTTCAAGCCTTCCTACGACTATGTGGAACCCCAGCTGCTCCGTGATGTGAAGAAAGCGGTACAGGAGCCATGAAGAGATTACCCAATAACGCAGTGCATAAGGCCCTGGTGGCCTTTCTCAGGAACCATACGGGACTGGCCGTCTATGACTATGTGCCCCAGGAAGCGGTGCTGCCGTTCATTACCCTGGGGACCATGACGGTCCAGGACAAGTCCACCAAGACCGATGACATGACCCACCTTTCGGCCCATATCCACATTTACAGCAGCTACAAAGGACGGTACGAAATCAACACCCTGGCGGAGAAGCTGATCAACCTGTTCGGGACGGAACAACTGGATCTAACGGGAGAGGAGTTTTACGTAAACGCCCAGGGGGTGGATTTCTACGAAACCTACCCGGAGGATGAGACCGGCTACAGCGGGGTGATCACCCTGGAAGTCCTCATCCAGAACATCCATAAGGAGGAATAATATGGCAACTACAACGTTTCCTAGCCGGAGCGAAGCCTCCAACACGGCCACTGCCGGCAAGGATTACCTTATTTATCTGAACGCGGGAGAATCCGATACTAACCCCACCTGGCTGCTCTTAGGGGGCCAGCGGAGCGGGGATCTGACCCGGCAGGCAGACGAAATCGACGCCAGCAGCAAAACGTCCAGCGGGTGGAAATCCACCATCCCCGGCCTGCGGAACTGGTCCCTGGACCTGGAATCCGTGTACCTGGCCGGAGACAAGGGGGCCAAATTCCTGGAAGCCTCTTTCTTTGCAGGAAAGCAGGTCCACATCAAATTCGAGTACCCGGACAAAAGTTATGTAACCGGTTGGGGCTCTGTGACGGAATGCAGTCTGTCCACCCCTCATGATGACGTGGCCACTCTCTCTGGGACCATTTCCGGGGACGGACCCTTAAGTGAACTGAAGAGTGCGGACGGAACGGTTGTCTCTACCGGTAAATAGGAGGAATCGGAAAACATGAAGAAAATCGACTTTGAAGTCTTTGGCCCTGGCCAGTACCTGTATTTTGATATCAGCCGGCTGATCCAGGTAGAAAACATTACCGGAAAAAGTGCCGGGGACATTATCCGGAACCAGGAATTAAACCTGGGGATCCTGACCGCTCTTCTGTCCATCGGGCTCCGGCAGCACGGCATCAAGAATCCCCAGTGGTACGCCACTAAGATGCAGGAACTCATCGATGAAGGCCACGAAATGGAAGAATTCGTTCAGCCGGTGGTGAAAGCCATTGCCGGGTCCGGCATTCTGGGGAAAGAAGTGTACTACGCCATCTTTCCAGAAGAAGATCCGGGGAAAGAACCGGGGAAGAGTAAGACGAAACCAAAAAACTGACGACGGGACAGGAAGAAGTCCCGTCTTTTAACGAGTGGCTGGGGTGGGCGGAAGAAGTGGCCTATGGGCTTTTGCATCTTTTGCCTGCCCAATTCTATGCCCTGACTCCCCTGGAGCTGGATCGGATGGCGGAATGCCGGGCCAGGGCAGAACAACGAAAGAAATGGGAGACTGCTTATTGGGTGGCCTGCCTGATGAGCCTCCATACCCGGAAACCGGTACGGACGGAAAAGCTGATGAAACCCTTCCTGCCCAGGAAAACCAGCAGCCAAATGGCAGCCGAGCGGGATGCCTTCTTCGAGGAATTCAGACGGAAAGGAGCTGACGATCGTGGCAACCATCGCTGACCTTCTGGTAAAGATCGGGGCGGATACTTCTGACCTCCGGAAAGAACTCAATGCCACCAAACGGCAGATCAAGTCCGCCTTTGGTAGTGAAGGCCTGGATGTATCCAAGAAATCCTTGGCCGTCTTAGGAGGCATCGGGGCCGGACTGGCTGCTCTGGGTGTGGCATCGGTGAAAGCCGGCGCCAGTCTCCAGAGTACCAAGACCGCTTTCACAAATATGCTGGGGAGCGCGGAAAAAGCCCAGGACTTTCTGGGGAAAATGCAGGGATTTGCAGCCAAGACTCCTTTCGAATTTAGCCAGGTGTCCCAGGCGGCCCAGAAGTTCATCGCTTTCGGCTTTTCGGCCGAACAGGTCATTCCTACATTAACCGCGGTGGGGGATGCGGCAGCCGGCGTGGGCCTTGGAGCAGAAGGCATTAACCGGATCACCCTGGCCCTGGGGCAGATGGCGGCAAAGTCGAAAGTCCAGGCCGGTGAAATGATGCAGCTGACTGAAACAGGCATTCCGGCCTGGAAGATGCTGGCGGACCAGATCGGGGTTTCCGTACCGGAAGCCATGGACAGGGTGTCCAAAGGAGCCATTGATGCGGCAACGGGCATTACGGCTTTGGTCAGTGGTATGGAACAGTCTTTCGGGGGCATGATGGATCAGCAGAGTGAGACCATCAGCGGCACCTGGTCCACCCTCATGGATGGACTGGAACAGTCGGCGGCCCAAGTGGGCCTCCAGATTGCGGAAGCCCTAAACCTGCCGGGGATCTTCCAGTCCTTAGGGGATATGCTGACCAACTTTGCAGCCACCGTCCAGTCTTCCGGACTTACGGAAGCTCTTATGACAGCCATTCCTCCTGAATTCCAGGCAGGAATCCTCCTCATTGTGAGTACTCTCACTGGCCTTGCCATTCCGGCCATTGGGCTTTTTGTGACGAAGGTGACCCTGATGGCCGCGCCTTTTCTGGCGGCGGTAGCAGCGGCAGCTCCTTTTATTGGGGTAGCAGCGGCAATGGCCACGGCTCTCTATGCCATCTGGAAAAGCGGGATGACCGTAGAAGATGTGCTGGGAACCATGGGCATCAAAATGGAAACGGTCACCCGGGCTGTGGATGCAGTACAGGCAATGATGAGCGCGGCGGCCCAGTCCATTATTGCCAACCTTCAGGCTCTGGAACCGGTGTTCACCTTGGTGGCTGCCGTGATGGGGGCAGCTTTCTATACAGCCCTGCAGGTGATTGGCGGGGTAGTGAACGGAGTGCTGAGCTTCATCAGCGTCCTTAGCGAATGTGTGACCTGGATCCTGAACGCTTTCACCTATCTGGTAGAAGGCATTGGGTCCTGTATCGATGAAGTAGGAAGTATCCTGTCCGACATGGCTGGCAGCATCCTTCCCTCCTGGGCCTCTAGTGCCCTTTCTACCATTGCCAACTTTGTCAGTGAAGCCATTAGTTGGCTCTCCAGCTTGATCCAGAAAATCCTGGAAACCAACAATGCTCTGGGTTCCATGGGTGGCGAAAGCGGTGGAGAAGGTGGCGGGGGCAGTAGTACTCCTGCCAAACGGGAATTCAAGCTGCCGGACTTCAGCAATCTTCGAGGGGGAGGTGGGGATATCCCAGTTCCCTCTGGAGGTGGAGGAGGCGGCGGTGGTTCTGGTGGTGGCGGAGGGGGAGGAAGCTCCAGAGAAACAGATCAGTTGGCCAATGCCGCTATTCAGACCAGCAAGAGTATCGAAGAAGAATGGTTCCGGACCTTCCAGACCAAGAGTGCCCTGGTGGATCGTTGGTACAAGGAAGAAACGGACGAACTGGAAAAATCCCGGTCTGCCAACGAGAACTACGAACGGGATAAGACCCGTCTGGCAGAGCTATATGCCCAGAAACGCCTGGACGCCCTTTCGGAAGAACAGGCCAAAAACCGGGAACTGATGAACAAAGCCCGGGACCTGTCTTTTGATACCGTTACTGCCAAACTTACCCTCTATGGTTCCAAACAGGAACAGGAAGTCATGAAGATGCAGTCCGACATGGAAAAGACCGTGGCGTCCATTGATGACAAGTACGCCAAGCTGTCCCAGGACTTTATTTCTTTGACGGCCAGTGAAAAGGCTGTATTCCTGAACGCTCTGAAGGAAAAAGGCATCGCCTATGAACAGGCCAGTGCCAACGAGATTGCCTTTGACAAACAGGCCAATCTTGAAAAAGCAGCAGCCTACAAAAGCTATATGGAGGAACGGAACGCCTACTTTGCCCAGGGGAAAGACATCCAGGCAGCTCTGGATGAAGCCTACAACCAGAATTCCCTGGCCATGCTGCAGGAGACCCTGACGGCTGAGATGGCCCTCCGCCAAAGCAACATTGACGCAGAGAAATCTCTGATGGATACCTACCAGGAAGCCTATATGAATGCCCACATGGGAACCCTTGAACTGATCGCGGACATGGCTTCCACCACTTTAAGTGGCCTGGAGACCGCCTTCACAGATATCCTGACAGGAGCAAAAAACGCCAAGGATGCCTTTCTGGATCTGGGGAAGGCCATGCTGAAGACTATTGCCAGCTATTTCTCCCAGATGCTCTCCGGGATGTTGGTGACGGCCCTATTCGGGGATAAATTAAACGCAGCCAGTGCAGCCAAGACCGTAGCCCAGGGGACGGCTGCAGCCGGGGCTCTGGCTCCTGCAGCCTGGCTGAAACTGGTCATCGACCCGTCTGCCGGTCCTGTGGCCACGGGCCTTCTGACCGGAGGTACGTCCGCTGCGGTAGGCATCGGCATGGCAGCTGCTGCAACCAATACGGCTGCAGGTGCGGCGCAAGGAGCCGGAAAGACTCCTCATTATGCCAAAGGCGGGTATTTCACAAGACCCCTTATTGGTGTCCTGGGGGATGCCGGTGAAGAAGTGGCCCTGCCCCTAAACCGGGCCGTGTTCGACAGCATTGCTGAAGGCATTTCGAATTCCAGTGAATCTACGGATAACCGGGAAGTTGCAACGACCTTCAACAACTTCGGGGACATCAACAACGCCGCGGATCTGGAGGATCTGATGGATGGGTTCACGGAAGCTGTTCTGGCCGGACTGAGAGGTGCCTAAGATGCAATTTCCAAAGCGGAAAGAAAACGAACAAAATTTCACAATCACCAAAGATGGGGTGGAATATAAGCTCCCGGCCCATTGGAGCCTGACGGACAGCGGCAGCTATACTTTCCGGAATAAGCTCCAATCCCGGGCCTTCGCACATGGCAGTGATGCGGTGGGGGATGGAAAGATTGACGGCCGGACGATCCAGGTGGAATTTTCCATGGAGGGGGTTACGGAGGAAGACCATGACGAAGTGCTGAACGAAGCCTACACTTTCTTTGGCCAAACGGACTATTCTCTCATGGCCGGACGTCCAGACCGGGTGTACCATGTGGCCTGCCTGTACAAGATCAAGCACAAGTTCGAGAACGGGTTCAAGCAGAGACGAAGCAACATTACCGTGTCCCTTCTCCTGGCAGATCCGTTCCGGTACGAAGCCCAGGAATCTAAAGTGGTCTTTCTCTTTCCCCAAGCAACGGTGCAGGCCGAGATGGTGCTCCACAACCTAGGGAGCGTGGATACACCTCTCACCTTCCGGTTTATCCCAAAAGACCGGATGACGAACCTCACCATCTGGCACCAGGAAGCCAAAGAGAAGTTTACCCTAACAGACGCTCTCTTGGTTGCTCCCAAGACCTCCATTGTGAACGGGAGAGAAGGAACGGTCTGGCGGGACAAGGATAACAGCATCAACGCCTTTACCGGGGCTTTCCTCCACGCCAAACCGGGAGCGAATCTCTTTCTCTACACAGGAGGAGCAGGGACGGTGGAAATAACCTATACCAACAGGTGGTTTGTATGACGAATTTCATCTTTGGAAGAGGCCTCTTCGGCCGGTGGATCTTTGCTGGGCCTACGGGTTCCGGCGAAGGCAGCAGAGACCGGGGCAAGGTCCATGAATACTATCCCGGCCAGTTCGTGGTCTATGCCTACAAAAGGGATGGGACCCGGACGGCCATTTTCGGAGGGGGAAGCGAAGCCAATGCCCTGAATGAAGTAACCTTTGAAATCACAAATACTGGCTGCGGCCAGTGCCAGCTGACCTTTTACCGGCAGCCCGACAACGCTCAGCTAGATTATATGCAGCGCATCGACATCCATCTGTATGGAGACCGAAAGCCATGGTATAGCGGTTACATCATCAGTCGGCCCATTGAAGGGACGACGGACACGAAGTTCGTATATAAAGGCTACGGCTTCTATAACCGACTGGAGAATGTGATGCTCTGGAAGACCTACGAGAACACCGATGTAGGAGATATTGTCCGGGATATTGCCCGGCAGGTGGAACGGCAGACCCTGCAGGTGGTCTACAACGACAGCAAAATCCAGAGCGTAGGGTACAATCCCACCAAACTGGTTTTTGATGGAGTCACGGTGAAAGAAGCCCTGAACACCCTGGCTGACTTTGCCGTGGACTATGTGTATGGGGTGGACGAATACCGGTGCCTGTATTTTCGCCGTAGAGAAACTTCCGTCAACGAACAGGCCCGTTTGACCGTGGGAAAACACATAACGTCTTATACCCCTTCCTGGGATGTGTCCAAACTGGTGAACTGGGCACGGATTAAGGGGGGCAGTGTGGATGACCAGGGAGAACAGTGGCTCTGCATTGTGGAAGACAAGGACAGCCAGAACAGGTATGGAGTTCACCAGGCTGTCTGGAATCTGCCGGAAGCCTACGATGCGGCCGATGCCAAAAGGTGGGGCGAAAACCAGATCAGCCAGTACAAGGCTCCTGTGAAATCCGCCAAGATCAGCGGGGTGCGACTGGAGTACCCTTACCCGGACGGGACCTTCAACGTCCGACATATGTCTACTGACGGGCTGGCGGAAATCCGAAGGCTGGATGGGAATGCGGATACCTATCCTATCAAGAAGATCAAATACACCCTCTCCGGGGAAAAGGGCATCAAGACCGAAATGGAGCTGGGCGAGCCCCAATTTTCCGTGGACCGGTATCTGTCAGAAATCGAACGGCGGTCCAAGGATATCGAGCAGTCCCAGTCTTCGGCCCTGAAACAATGGAAAGGAGGAAGCTGATGGCCATCCATGATTATCGATTCAATCCCTTTGAAAACACCTTTGACATCAAGAAAATCTTCGACGAAACCCACGTGATCCCCAGCAACAGCCCCTATACCATCCGGCTGGCGGAAGTGCCCCAGAAGACTTCTCCCACCACCCTGCAGGTGAAGTTCCAGAACGGAACCCTCCTGACGGAAGTGGCGGAAGAACCGGCCCAGGGGCAATACTGGCCGGACTACCTCACCACAGAGCATGGTATCGAGGGCTGGAATACCGGGACGTTGAAATTTTCTGCAGCTGATGCGGGGAAGACCGTCCTTGTGACCTATAACGGGATGGGGACCCTGACGGACGACCGGCTCATCGACCAGGTGGAGATTTCCGTCACGTCCAGCACCCAAGCGGATAAGGATGCCAGGGTAGTCAGCCTGAATTCCTGGGATGTGGAAACAGGACCTACATCGGCACCGAGACCGCTGTCCATCAAGTCTGCTTACCATATCCGGAAACACCGGGGTATCCCGGCAGGAACCTACACGCTCCGGCGCATCCTGCAGGAACTGGTGAACCGATCTCATACGGAAGAATACTGGAAAGAGAATTCCCAGTGCAACTGCAATTGTAACTGTGACTGCAGCGATGATTCGGGAGGAGGCTAAGATGCTGGTCATTGACGAAAACAAGAATATCCAGGTATCCCAATACGATACCTTTTCCATCCGGTTCCGGTTTAGCAACTACAAGCTGACCAATGCGGACAAAGTGGTCTTTGCCATCAAGAAGACCACGAACTCTTCCGAAGTAGTGTATACGGATACCTTTTATAATCCCAACAACAACTTCGTGGATGTGGTGGTGCCCAAGGGAGCTCTGGATTCCCTGGAGCCTGGAGCATACATCTACGACCTGGCGATCATGAACAGCGAGACGGAACGGATCCTCACCTGTTTCTTTACCAAATCTTTCATCATCAAGGGGGTGGCTCACAATGTCTGATGCTGGCAATGTGGAAGTGACGCTGACCGTCCAAAATAACACGGAAGTGGAACTGGGAGACGTGGCGGATACCTATGCCGCCGACCAGGCCCGGGAATACAAAAACAAAGCCGGGGAATATGCAGAGAATGCCCTCAACAGCCAGAACATGGCGGAAGCCTGGGCGGAAAGCGACAGCCCTCCCGCCGGGGAAGGAACCCGATCTTCTAAAGTCTGGGTAGATACAGCCCGGCAGTGGGCGGAGAGTGATACCAATCCGGACGGGATTGCAAATGCCCGGTCCAGCAAGACATGGGCAGCAACCGCACGGGCCTGGGCAGAAAGTACTGGAAACCCGGACGGGATTGCCGGAGCCAAGTCCGCCAAGACCTGGGCAGAAGCATCTTCCAAAAGTGCTGCCGAAGCATCTGCCAGTGCCAAGGCCGCGGACACCAGTGCCAAAGCCTCTGCCAGCAGTGCAGCGGCAGCCAAGGCTTCCCAGGAAGGGGCTGCTACCCAGGCCACCAATGCCGGGAAGAGTGCAGCCAACGCAGCAGCCAGTGCGAAAGCGGCCGCGGATAAATACACGGCTCTGGTCAACAACGACCTTCCCAAGAAGGCCAATCTGTCCGGTGCTGACTTTACCGGAAAAGTGACCTTTCCCACGGCACCGACCGGGACAAACAACACCCAGGGAGCGACCACGGCTTTCGTGGTAGCTGCCATTACCGCCGCAATTCAATCCGTTCTCAACGGGACTCCGGAAACTTTGGATACCCTGAATGAATTGGCTGCGGCGCTGGGCAATGATCCCAACTTTGCTGCTACGATCACCAATCTCATAAGCACCAAACTCGATAAGAACGGAACCGCGGTAAAGGCAACCTCCGATGCGGCAGGAAACAATATCCAGGAGACTTATGCCACAAAAACGGAAATGGCCCAAGCTGCCAGCGATGCCCAAAGCGGGGCTCTGAGTAACCAGGTACAGGCCGACTGGAATGTGACGGATACCAACAGCAAGGCCTTTGTGAAGAACAAGCCGGCAGTGTATCCGAAGGCCGCTAAGGTGGAAAGCGAAGCTCCTGTGGATACCCCCACCGATTTGGTTTACGCAAAATGTGGTACTTCCGACCGGTTTCGCATCCGGGTAGGAGGCGCTGAGAATGCGGGATGGGTAGAATTGGCCACTGGGGATGACAATGCCGAACCCATCTATGTTAGACAGTATAAATGGAATACGAGTGATAGCCAAAAAGATAACTATTTCGGAGCCCTTGTAAGAGAAGCTGTGCTGCTGGATGCCTCTGGGAATACGTCTTTTCCGGGTACGATTACCGCCACCAAAGTCTACAACGCGGTCTATAACGACTACGCTGAATTCTTTCCCCGGGGCGGGGATACTCAGCGGGGAGACATCATTGCCCTGGACGAAACTTCTGGCAAAGAGCAATATATCAAAGCCACTGCCGGCAGCCTGTGTGTGGTGGGAGTCCATACGGAAGATTTCGCTTCCATCATCGGCGGCCGGACCCTTTCTCCGGGGGACGACATCCTGAAAGTGAACCTCCCTACGTATATCCCCGTAGCCCTGGCCGGCCGTGTGCCTGTCCGGATGTATGGGAAAGCCAAGAAAGGCGGATGGGTGATCCCTTCCGAAATGCCGGGAGTGGGCCGGATGGCCCTTTCGGGCGAAAGTCTTACCCAGGCGGTGGGACAGATCGTGAAGGACGATACCGCAGAAAACGTGCGGCTGGTGAAGATCATCGTAAGGAGTGGAAGATGAAATATTTAAAACGGAACATTAACACGGTATTCCTCATGCTGGGGAATTCCTGCAATATGAACTGTGCTTACTGTCTGCAGCATCCTCTGGTGCATAAGCCTCTGACCCGGGAGGTCAACCCAGAAATCTACGACTTCCTGGAAGATATTTCTCAAGAAAACTCCCGGCCCCTCCACCTGCAGTTCTACGGCGGGGAGCCTCTGTTGTACTTTGGCACCATCCAGGAAGTGGTGGCTGCTGTTAAGAAACGCAAATTGAACATGACCTTTGGGATCATTACCAATGGCCGGGCCCTCACGGATGAAATGGTCCGTTTTTTTAATGCCCGGAATTTTACGGTCTGTGTGTCCTGGGACGGGCCTCACGTGAGGGAAACCCGGGGATACGATGTGTTTTCCGTGCCGGAAACTCGGGAACGGATCCTGGCCCTGGGACATCTCTGTCTTTCTGCCGTCCTTTCCGCCAAAGCCTATCCCCGGGAAGTGCTTCAGGCATTCCAGAAGATTTCGGAGGAGTACAGTGCCATCCATGGGTACCAGATTGCCGTGAACCTGGACGAAATTATGGACACGGGCCTTCCGAGGAAAAGCCTCCTGGACATAGACTACAGCCGGGTGAAGCGGGAGATGACGGCCATGGCCCTCCAGTTCCTGGACGGCTTTGGGAAACGGGTCCCCCCGGATCGGTACACGGAAGAAGCCTACATCCGTCAGCTTTTTGGATCCCTGAAGGATTTCTACCTGACGGGAAAAGGCAAGTGGGACCGGTACACGGCGGCCTGCGGGAACGGCCTCACGGTACTGAACCTGGATCTCCAGGGCAATCTGTATCCCTGCCACAACACCTCCCGGAAGGCCGGCACCATCCATGACGGGTACTTCAGTTACTTGCAGCGGATCCTTGCTGGGGACCATACCCATGAACATCGGAAGGAGTGCCTATCCTGTACAGCCCTTGCCTTCTGCCAGGGAGGATGCAAGCTGGTAGGGGATAAGGCCCGGAAGGAATCCTACTGCCGGCTAAAGCGGGCCGTCTTTACTCCGGTCCTTATGGCCATCCAGCAGTACGGGCAGAAGCTATTGGAGAAGAACCATGGCCAAGAACGGAACCATCAATAAAACTGCTTTTACAGATACGGCTGCTCTTGGGGATACCAGCGAGCTCAAAGTAAAGGC